CAAAGATATCAGAGAATCCCTTGAGTTTGTGGAATCTTTTGAACAGGTTGTCCTCTGCTTTGATAATGATAAGCAAGGCAAAGAGGCGGCCAAAAAGGTAGCTCGTGTTGTTAAACCCGGCAAGGTTAGAATCATGAGCCTCCCTAACGGTTATAAAGATGCTAACGATATGCTCAAGCAAGGTAAGTTTACTGAGTTTACCAAAAGTTTTTGGGAAGCTAAACAGTACACTCCCTCTGGTATCATTGAACTATCGGCCAAGAAGAAAGATTGGTTACACCGAGAAGTTAAACCTAGTATCCCTTATCCTTGGGAAGGCTTAAACAGTAAGTTGTACGGGCTGAGGAAAGGGGAGCTAGTTACTTTCACCGGTGGTACAGGGCTTGGTAAGTCTAGTGTAACTCGAGAACTCGAACATTGGATTATCAAAAACACTCAAGACAACGTGGGGATTATTGCCCTAGAGGAGAATTGGCAACGCACAGCTGATGGTATTGTATCCATCGAGGCCAACGATAGAATCTACTTGAATGAGAAGAGGAATCAATACTCGCCAGACCAACTCGAAGCTTTGTTTGACAAAGTGATTGAGGAGGGAAGGGTATTTATTCATGCTCATTTAGGTGCGACTGACATCGAAGATATCTTTGCCAAGCTGAGATATATTATTGTCGGCTGTGAATGTCAATGGGTTATCGTTGACCACCTCCACATGCTTGTCAATGTCCTGACAGAAGGCGATGAACGCAGAGGTATTGATACTCTGATGAATCGGTTGCGAAGCCTAGTAGAAGAGACTGGAGTAGGAATGCTCTTGGTCTCCCATCTCAGAAGAGCTTCAGGCGACAAAGGACATGAGCAAGGTGTCGAGGTGTCCCTCTCCCATCTCAAAGGGTCTCAAGGTATTGCACAACTATCTGATTGTGTGATAGCATTAGAAAGGAATCAACAAGCCGAAGACCCTGAAGAAGCAAACACCACTAGACTAAGGGTTCTGAAGTCTAGGTACACAGGGGATACTGGGTTAGCATGTCAGTTACTGTACGATAGTGAAACAGGTCGACTGCATGAGAAAGAACATGAACCAGAGTTTGATGACTTTGTTATGAACACAAAAGACTATGAACAACAACTTACCCTCTAATGTTGTCTTTGATATTGAAGCCAACGGATTTAATCCCGACACAGTTTGGTGTCTCGTAGCCAAGGGTCTTGACGATGATAGGGTCTATACATTTGTACCTGATTGTATCGACAAGGGTATCGCCCTCCTAAAACAAGCAGATACTCTTATTGGACATAACCTAATTGGCTACGACATACCTGTCTTAGAAAAACTTTACAAGGTAAAATTCACCAACAAAATTGTCGACACTTTGGTGCTGTCTCGTTTGTTCAATCCTGTCCAAGAAGGCGGCCATAGTTTAGAAACTTGGGGTCAAAAACTGGGCATCCCTAAACAAGACCAACCAGATTTTGAGACTTACTCTTTAGAAATGATGGAGTATTGCACACAGGATGTTCGCCTGAATGCCGCTGTTTATAAGGCTTTGGTGGCATCTGGTCGAGGCTTCAGTATGGAGAGCATTGAGCTTGAACATGCCGTTGCTAACATTCTCAAAGCTCAAGAACAACATGGGTTTTTATTTGATGAACAAAGTGCTAGTATGTTAGTAGCAACTTTAAAAGAAAAGATGTTTGAAGCCGAACAAGAAGTTCACAAAGTATTCAAGCCCAAGCTAATCAGGGACAAACTCGTAGTCCCTAAACTCAAGAAAGATGGTAGTCTTTCCAAGGTTGGTTTGACTGACCAAGAATACGATGATTGTATGTCTCGTCCTTTCTGGCGAAAGAAACTTCAACAATTTAATTTAGGTTCTCGTAAACAAATAGGTGAATACTTAATAGACTTTGGTTGGCAGCCTAAGAAGTTTACTCCTACTGGTCAACCGATTGTTGATGAGAACATCCTCTCACAAATCACAGATATCCCTCAGGCTAAACTCATAGCCGACTACTTACTCTACCAAAAAAGAATAGCTCAAGTTGAATCATGGCTCGAGGCTTTACAGCTCGATGGTCGTGTGCATGGCCGAGTGATTCCCAATGGTACGATTACTGGTCGCATGACTCACCGTAGTCCAAACATGGCCCAAGTTCCTAACATGGGGTCATTGTATGGGAAGGAATGTCGAGCCTGTTGGATTGTCCCTGAAGACTACAAACTCCTTGGTGTTGATGCTAGTGGTCTTGAACTAAGAATGTTGGCTCACTACATGAAGGATGAAGACTACAAAAATGAAATCTTACATGGTGATATTCACACTGCTAATCAGAATATGGCGGGTCTTGACACCCGAGACCAAGCCAAAACTTTCATCTATGCTTTCGTTTATGGAGCAGGTGATGCCAAGATAGGTCAAATAGTCGGAGGCAATAAAGCCTCTGGAAAGCAATTAAAAGATAGATTCTTATCAAACCTCCCGGCACTTAAAAGCTTAAGGGAGAGAGTGAATAAGGCGGCCTCAAGGGGATTCTTGAAGGGGATTGATGGTAGGAAAATCTATGTTAGAAGTGAACATGCTGCTTTGAATACTTTATTGCAAGGTGGCGGAGCTATTGTTATGAAAAAAGCATTAGTTCTATTAAATGAAAAATTTAAATTATTAAATATTGATGCTAAGTTTGTCGGGAATATTCACGATGAATGGCAAATAGAAGTTAAACATTGTCAGGCTATGAAGGCCGGACATCTCGCTGTCTCCGCTATCCGAGAAGCCGGTGAACATTTCAATATGTTCTGCCCTCTTGATGGTGAATACAAGGTCGGAGGAAACTGGAGTGAAACCCACTAAAGCAGACCGTAAGAAGTTTGATATCGACTTAGAATATGGTCAGATAAGAGAAGACAGAGTAGCTGATATCTTTACCAAAGCTAAGATAGAAGTTAAGTCAGAACGAGGTATGTGGATGCAGACCGGGAACATAGCTATTGAATACGAAAGCTATGGTAAACCCTCTGGTATCAAAGCAACCGAATCAGACTATTGGTTTCACAATCTATGTATTGATGATGAAGAATATTGTACTTTAGTTTTTAAAACTGAGACTTTAAAAAAGATTGTTGATAAGATAGATAAATTCAAGAGTGTTAGTGGTGGCGACCACAATGCTAGTAAGATGATTTTAATTAGTCTACAGAAATTATTCTCAGCAGAAATCATTCAAGCATTTAAGGAATTAGATAATGAAGAAGAAACTTGACACTTTAATAGATGATATCTATAAAGTAGTTGGTAAATTAGGAGAGGGTAAACCTCTTAAGATAACCGAACAACAATACGAGTCTTTTGGTAAGTTCATGGAACATGCTTTACGAGACTGGGCTACACCTAGAGCCGCCAGAAAATTCACATTACGTATGTCAAACATAGGTAAACCATCACGTCAGTTGTGGTACGACATGCATTCAGACAGAACATCAAGTGGGGTTCCTGCTCCGACAATGATTAAGTTTTTGTATGGTCATATCTTAGAACGACTGGTGCTTTTCTTGGTTGAAATAGCTGGACACAAAGTTACTGACGAACAAAAAGAAATTACGATTGATGGCATCATGGGTCACATGGACTGTAAGATTGATGGCGAAGTCATAGATATTAAGTCTGCCTCCGGCTACGGTTTTAAGAAATTTAAAACTGGAACTTTACCCGAAGATGATAGCTTTGGTTACATGGCTCAACTCGCAGGGTATGAAACTGCAGAAGGTTCAGAAGCTGGAGGCTTCTTAGCAATCAACAAAGAAACTGGAGAATTATGTCTGTTTCTACCAGAAGAACTTGACAAACCCAATATACGGACTAGAATTAAAAAGGTTAAGTCTGCACTTAACGAAAAAAATCCACCTGAACTTTGTTATGCACCTGTCGCAGATGGGTCATCTGGTAATTTCAAATTAGCTCGTGAATGTACATACTGTCCACACAAGTTTGAATGCCATAAAGATGCCAATGATGGACAGGGACTTAGAGCATTTAACTATGCCAAAGGTCCAGTCTTTTTAACAACAGTAAAGAGAGAACCGCAAGTAGAAGAAATAACGCATGAACTACAAGTTTAACGAAGATAAGATTTTAAAAGAGATTAAAAAGTACATCGACTCTACTTACGACCAACACTATGCCAGTGGTAAGTATCAGGCTACTGATATGATTATTGATGCCGGACATGGTGAATCTTTTAGTATCGGTAACATCATGAAGTATGCGATGAGGTGCGGTAAGAAAGATGAAAAAAGAAAAGAGCTGATGAAGATAGTTCACTATGCCATCATAGCTTTATACATAGAAGGAAATAATGATAGATAAAGTTGGAGTAAAACCATACTTAGGAATTGACATAGATTACGATAGAGACAAGAAGCTAGATGGCTTTAGTCTTAATACTCTAACTGATAGATATCTTTGGCAAGATGAAACTTCTCCGCAAGAAGCTTTTGCCCGAGCCGCAGTTTTTGTCAGTACCTACCAAGGCCATACTGATTTTGAAATGGCTCAACGAATCTATGACTATGCTTCTAATCTCTGGTTCATGTTCAGTACCCCTATCCTATCCAATGGTGGGACAACTAGAGGTTTACCTATCAGTTGCTTTCTAAACTATGTACCTGATAGTCGAGAAGGCTTATCAGAACATTACGATGAAAACATTTGGTTGGCTTCATCTGGTGGCGGCATTGGTGGCTATTGGGGAGATGTTAGAAGTGATGGTGTTTCTACTACTCATGGTTCTAAGTCTACTGGTTCAATACCTTTCATGCATGTGGTCGATTCACAGATGTTGGCTTTCAATCAAGGCACAACCAGACGAGGTTCTTACGCAGCCTACATGGATATCTGGCATCCTGAAATTGAAGAGTTCATCGCTATGAGAAAAGAATCAGGCGGTGATTTAAACAGAAAGAATCTCAATCTTCACAACGGTGTCAATCTTAACAATGACTTTTTAAAAGCTGTTGAAGAAGATGCCGATTGGCGATTGATAGACCCTAAATCCAATGAAGCTATCAAGACTGTCAAGGCTAGAGATTTATGGTCGAAGCTATTAGATGCCCGTGCTGAAACAGGTGAGCCTTACATGATTAACATTGATACTTGTAATGAAGCTTTACCAGCCGGACAAAAAGAATTAGGTCTTGAAATTAAACAAAGTAATTTATGTTCTGAAATAACTTTAGCAACCAACGAAGAACGCACAGCTGTTTGTTGCTTGTCTAGTGTTAACTTAGAGCATTATGACAAATGGAAAAAGAATAAGTTTTTCATTCGTGATTTAGTAACCATGTTAGACAATGTGCTAGAACATTTTATTGAGCATGTTGTGGATACATCTATGTTAGGAGAATACAATGCCAATTACAAAAGGTTCAAAAGCTACGTCAAAAAAGGGAAGAAAGGTTACAAAAAAGCAGCCTTCTCCGCTTATCGTGAAAGGTCTATCGGTCTTGGAGCAATGGGGTTCCACTCTTATCTCCAAAGTAAAAACCTTCCATTCGCAGGTATCGTACAGACTTCAATTAATCGAGAAATGTTTAAATACATCAAGTCAGAAGCTGTTAAAACAAGCGAAGATTTGGGGAGAGATAGGGGGAATTGCCCTGATGCACTCGGTGATTTACGCAGGAACTGTCATCTTCTTGCTATTGCTCCTAATGCCTCTTCTAGTATTATTTGTGGTGGGACATCTCCTTCGATTGAGCCGATACGTGCTAACGTTTATACGCACAAAACTCTTTCTGGGAACTTCAAAGTCCGCAACAAATACCTTGACAAGACAATCAAAAAGAAAGGTCTCAAGAAAGAAGAAGTAGAAAACTTATGGGGTCAGATACTAGACAACAGAGGTTCTATTCAAGAGCTAGATATTTTTAGTGATGAGGAAAAAGAAATATTTAAAACTGCTGATGAGATAAATCAAGTTCAATTAGTTGAACATGCTCATATCAGACAAGAGTTTGTTTGTCAGGCTCAAAGTGTTAACTTATTTTTTGTGCCACCAAAGGCAACTGCACCTCAAGAAGAACATGATAAGTATCTACAATATGTTAACGATGTGCATTGGTACGCTATGCATAAACTAAAATCCTTATACTATTTTAGGTCAGATGCTGCAAAAGCTGCAGAAAATGTTAATGTAAAGATTCAACGCATTAAGTTAGATGAAGTTGAATGTATCGCCTGTGAGGGATAATGCCTAAGAAATCTAAGAATCAATTTAGTAAAGGCCATGTTCCAGTTACAGGAGTAAGAGGTAAGAAGACTTCGCAAGGCAGAAGGAACTTAGCTAGAGCAACAATGAATAAAAATTATAAAAGGAATTTTAAAAAGTATCGTGGGCAAGGTAAGTAAATATACAGTTTATTTTACAGGATATGAACATCCTTATGTTAAGTCAGGATATAAAACTGTTGAAGTAAATGAAAAAACAAAATTCGCATATTTAAAAATATTAAATAAAAATATAAAGCTTCCTATGACAGTTTGGGAAGAAATGAAAAGAGGAGCAAAAGAAATAGAAAATGTTTAGAAATAGAATATTAAAATCTTCAAAAAAATACTTTGAAGGTGAAATCGCAAAACACGTAGTTAATGTGGAAGTTATGTTAGATAATACAGTTGGTGTTGGAGAACATCCTGATATTGTTGAGACCATTGAAAAAGAATTAGAAATAATATCTAGCTACCACGATAAGTTAGAAATGTTAAACACATATTTTAAGGAGGCATAATGAGTTTATTAAAAGCAAGAGATTACTACAAACCATTTGAGCATCCTTGGATGTTTGAATATTACGATTTACAAAACCAAATGCATTGGCATCCTGCTTCTGTTCCTCTTCACGCAGATGTGAAAGATTGGAATGAGAAACTAAATGACAATGAAAAAAGTTTATTGACACAAATATTTAGATTGTTCACACAATCAGACGTAGATGTAGCTGGAGGATATGTTGATAAGTATTTACCTATCTTCAAAAGTCCGGAAGCTAGGATGATGATGTTGTCTTTCGGTAACATGGAAGCTATCCATCAACATTCTTATTCCCTACTATTAGATACTGTAGGAATGCCTGATTCTGAATATAAGGCCTTTTCTGACTATAAGGCAATGGCAGACAAGCATGATTACATTGAACAGTTTAAACCGAGCAGAGCTAATAAAAGAGAGATAGCTAAAACATTAGCAGTTTACTCAGCATTTACTGAGGGACTACAGTTGTTTAGTAGCTTTGCTATCTTGTTAAACTTTCCTAGGTTTGGAAAGATGAAAGGCATGGGTCAGATAGTCACCTATTCTATCCGTGATGAATCTTTGCATGTGGAAGGAATGACAAGATTATTTAAAGAGTTTATCAAAGAGAACCTAGACATCTGGACTGATGATTTCAAAAAAGAAATTTATGATATCTGCAGACAGATGGTAGAACTAGAAGATAAATTTTTAGACTTAGTGTTTGAAATGGGAGACATAAAAGGGTTAACCAAATCTGATATGTATAAATACAATAGATACATAGCTGATAGAAGACTATTACAGATTGGTCTCAAACCTAATTATGGACAGAAGGATAATCCCCTTCCGTGGCTAGACGAGGTAACCGGAGTTGAACACCAGAACTTCTTTGAAGGTCGTGCTACTTCTTATATGAAGGCGGGACTGAGAGGAGACTATGGTAAATTGGAGTTTGCCGATGTCAAAGGAAGCGAATCTAATTAGTTACAAAATTGTTTTTGATAGTAAAGGTAAGTTAATAAGTGAGAGAAGTATCGCTAAGATAGATGAGATACGTAATCAGTTTAAAGAATACGAATACGACACCTTACAAACTATCTTAAGAATTGCCAAACTAGAACTAGATAAAGTACACAATCTTATAGAAGCAAATTTAAATGCTAGGCGGATGAAGGATAAGTAAAGATATTTACTGCCTTCTCCTTACCTTTCACTTTAATAGCAGATAATTTTTCTAAAACATAGGAAGAGCCTTTCATGGTTTCTTCACCTATGACGATATCCTTTTGTACTTCCTTAGTAGAACTTTCTAACCGTGCTGCTAAATTAACGGCATCACCTATAGCTGTATAATCAAAACGAGATGAACTTCCCATATTACCTACAACGCATTTGCCAGAATTTATTCCAATTCCAACATCAATACCTAAGTCTGCTGCTTTTATGTCGTGTGCTATTTGAATTGCTGTGGCGATAGCTTTGTCTTCATGATTATCTAAATCCATAGGTGCATTAAAGATAGCCATCATCGCATCACCAATATACTTATCTACCATCCCATCATTAGCTTTGACTGCATTCTCCTGAATGGTTAAGGCTTTGTTCATTATTTCTGTCACTTCTTCAGGTTCTAGTCTTTCAGACAAAGAAGTAAAACCTCTGACATCTGTAAATAAAATAGTACATCTTCTATTTTCACCACCAAGTTTTAAAAGTTCTGGATTATCTTGTAATCTTTTAACTTGTCGTGGGTCAAGATAATGTTCAAATTGTTTTTTGATTTGTTGTCGTAGTTGATATTGTGTTCTGAAGTTTAAATAAAATTGTTGAGCAGCAAGAATGAACATAGCAATCATGGTCCAAGTCACATCAATTAGTAGATTTTTTTGTATAAGATGCCAACCCAAATATCCCACAGAAACATAGGCAAACCCTGCCGCTACTATGCCCTTCGTAATTCCTAAAGAATGCGTTAGAAGCGAAATAAGGAGGCCGAAAAAAACCAATATTCCAAGCTCCGCTAATAATCGGTACTCCGGGACATTGGGTGTTTCTAAAAGTATAGATTCTGCTAATGCTGCCTGTATTTTGTGTGGTTCTAGTAGTCCAACAGGTGTTGCTACCTGTGGCATGATACCTTTGGCAGTAAACCCAACAAAAACAAACTTATCTTTGACATCCATCTCTACTAAATCTGTTTGTGGCGTATCAACCCAACTAATCCATTTCTTGCCTGAGCTATCTGTGGGGATAGGAGGTATGCCTTTTACTCTTATCATCTCAATACCATTCTCATTTGTTTTGATTTGATAAGTATTACCACCACCAAGTATCTTCAAGACTTCAGTACCGAAGGAAGCGACCCAGCCCTCTGGGGTTTGTTGGATGAGAGGAATCTGTCTTACTAAATTGTCAACATCAACAGGGACTGAGACTGCTCCTTGAGCAGATGCTTCTTTCAGTTGGGGAATATTTTCTAGAAAGCCTTGAGCTTGAGGTAAGGTGACATCAGGACCAAGGATAACTGTACCATGTGTTTCTGGATACTGGTCATTGTTTATTTCAGGCATAGCTATCACACTAGGAGCTAAGCTGAGCATATAGGCAAAGTCTTCATCACCACCAAGCCTATCAGGATGGGGAAACAACATGACCCAACCTACACCTATCGCACCTTTTTGTAAAAGTTTTAGATGGATATCTGCTAATGTTGCTCTAGGGAGTGGATAACCACCTTCTTTGTCAAGATATTCTTCATCAATGTTGAGGATGGTAAAGTAACCTGTCGGCTCTGGAGTCTCGACAAGGGCATCAAAAGTTTTAAGTCTTAGTATCTCCAGAGGTGGAGCATTGAAGACTAGAGGTAATGTTAAAAAGAATAATAAGATACTAGCCCACTTCATAAATCACCAGCCTTGTATATGACATATAAATTATTTAAGACTGCAAGAGTTGTCAAAGCATTGGTTAGATACAAAAAGTTTTCATCGTATAACGAACCCTCAACATGAAGAACAAGAGTAACAATACCTTTCGTAGTTATGAGTGTTGTTAGACTTGGTCTATCACCAATAACAGGATTGACTTCAACAGCATAACCACCACTAACTGCTCGATGAGTTGTGTAGATATCTAAGCCATTGATTAAAGCATAATAAGTTTGTAGTTTAGTTCGTTCACTAATATCAAAGTCAAAAACATACTTAGGTAAACTGTAATCTACCTGTGGTTGTGGTTTCTCTAGGTAAGGTGCTTTAGTAATCTGCCAATATATATCAGGCTTATCCGGACTGCTTGATAGTAATGGAAGAGTCACTGCCACCATTAAGAGTGATAGTAATTGCTTTGCCATCTTGTATAATTAAAACCTTATAACTGTTGTTCGTATCTAAATCTAATCTAACAGTATCTTCAACTTGTCGGTAAAAAGTTAAGACAGTGTCAGTTAGGAATGTATTAATCTGTGTATCAGCATCATAACCAAAAGCTGTACCTTGCACGTCAACACCTCCGACTGTTAAAACATTTTGGTCTAGCTCATCTACTTCTTGAATAATATCTAACAGGTCTTCCAAGAAATTGACATCTAAATAATTGATGTCAAGTTCGGTGAACTCTAGGTTATCTTCTGCTAAATAGTCTTGTTCTAGTTCATCAAACTCTAAGTAGTCAATATCAAGAATATTATCTGAGCCTTCTGTTTGTTGTTCGTCACTAACAAAGTTCGGGTCTTCTTTTGGTGGATTGACAATCAGCATATTGTCGATAATGTCTAAGGTTAAATCCAAGATAACTGGTCTGCTTGGAGCTGATTCAAACAACTCAACTGTAGTAGCTTCGTAGGGCTTGTTGAGAACTACTTGACCAGCAGCAGTAGAAACAACAATCTCACCAGAAGCTAAACCATCTTCTTTAGGTAGTAGAATTATCAAAGACCTGCCGAGTTCATCAACAGTGACAGTAAAATCTGTACCCCTGATACCAATCGTAGCACTAGGAGTTTCAATAGATATGTTTTCTTTATTGATTGATGCTAGTTTGCCGGTAATAAACCGAGCAGTACCACTAGCAAACTTAAGAGCCATCTTAGATTTAGATGGGTCAGGGTCATAGATAAACTCATCTATAACTAACTGTGAATGTTCTGTCAGACGGACTTGAGATTCGTCAAGAAAGGTAATGCCTATGCGACCCTGTGAAGTCTCGACATTATCAAAACTATTAATACCAAAGGCGAGAGCAGCAGCAAAGGGGTCTTGCTCCCTTACTACTCTCCCTACTCCTTTGAGTTCTGTTATGCTTCCTATACTAGCAACTTGTGGCTGTGCCTGAATCGTTTTGGATAACGCAGACAGTACCACCATTACCAGAAGTAATAATCTTGAGCCAATCACTTGCTAAGGTAGAACTTTGTGTAATATTAAATGTTCTGCTATTGCCTGTTTGGTCTAAATAAAAGTAACCATCAGCATAACCACTACCATCATAATTAACAATGTTAGAATCACCGTCAATATCTACATAAGAGGTAGCACTATCAACATCAATAGTAAAATCTAATTGGTTACTATCACCATTGATAACCCAGTCTAAGTCTAGGTATTCTGCTAATGCACCGGTAGCAATATTTAATTCAAAGTCATTACTTGAACCAGTAACATCAACATAGTAGTTACCGCCATCAGCACTGTAAGTATCTGTTGGGTCTACTTGGATTTGAAAATTGTTACTGTCGCCATCAAATTCAAAGAAACCTACTAGTGAATCTAGTACAATGTCGCCAATAAATTTGTTGGAATCGCCAAGTTGATTGATGTCTAAGGTCATTGAACCACCAGATAATTCTAATGGTGTCATAGTGCCTGAGACAGTATCAAGACCACCAATAAGGTTAGAGCTACCTAGCTGTTCAACATCTAAGTTCAACGTAGCACCAACTTGATTGATGTATATTTCATTGTCGGCTTTTACCATAAAGCCTAAGAAAGCTAATAATATAATTAGTCTATTCATAATTCCAATATCTCCTCTCTATTCCTTGTCGTACTATTTCTAGTACACTTGTCTCTATCGCTTTTTGGAGAGCAATAGAAACACTTTCATTTTGTGCTACACCTGATTCAACTTCGACTAGTTCTGTTCCAGCTTCGTAGAATCTAAAGACATCACTAGATATTCCGACAGACAGAATAGTCTTTGATGTCAGCACTTCCATTAATACTTCCCCAGTATTAACAGAAACTAATCGCAAAGAAACTGTAACTGTGTCTTCACGATACTGGCGACTGTGTCCGACACCTAAGTATCTTGCACCTCGACCACCACTTTTTAAGTTAGTGTCATAACTAATAACACCACCTTGTACCAATAACCCAGCAAAGATAAGAGGATTAAGTTCTCTTTCATCCTCAAAGTCTTGACGGGTTGTTCTGATTATTTGTCGTTCTTTTGTGAGGTTATCTAAACCTACTCGTTCAACAACTGTAAAAAAATCTCCACCAGCTGCATGTTTAAAAGCTCTAATCAGAAACGCATCAGGTGACTGAGTAATAGCTGAGCTAAATAAAGCAAAGGTACTGTTGCTCTTTCTTTGTCCTGTCAAGTCTGTAAAACTATTAGGATAGATAGCAATAGTCGGCTTCACTCGAGCTGCTGGTAAATTGTATAATTCTTGTGACTGTAATTCTAATACGGTACTTGCTTGTCTCTTTGAATAAGCTCCGGGAACATCCTCATCTAATAAATCAGAGTGTCGCCAACTTGTACAACTAGAAAGTAAAAGAACCGATAGGAACAGTAATCTCTGTAACATTCCCTTCTGCATCTGTAATTCTTAATGTAATCATAGTGCCATCATCACTGACACTGTATTCAATAGTGTTGCCCATCAACTCTAGGACACCAAAAGTACTTGGGTCTTCGCCAAACAAAGCATCTACTAACTGTCTGGATAGTTGGGCATATATTCTTGATTCTAAGTTTCTAATAAATCTTGCTAATGTTGTGTTCTCTGCTTCTCGTTCTAGTTCTTCTCGGTAAGCTTTTATCTCAGCCTTGATGGCTGCTTTTCTGTTGAACTCTTGGTTCTCTATGGTAAGGTAATGAGCTGAGGTATTGATACCACTAAAAGATGGTGACTTAAATTTATGTACAATTTCATCTGCCACTAGGCTACCATTAACACCTAGCAACATTATTATAAATGTTGTTATTAATGCTTTCATTTCTATAATCTCCTCAATCTTTTCGTTGGTCTTTCTTTCCATCTGCTCGTGCTAGTCTGTCGACATCTACAGGGACTCCCATAGCTGTTCGACACATTGTATCTATTCTTATTATGTCATTGTCTATTTGTCTTATTCTGTCTATTAAAGCTACTATCATGCCATGTTGGGTATCTAGTTTCTTGTGGATGTCAGCTATCAAAGCATTGAATAGTTTATACACCATCCAGCCGGCAGCAACTGCAAAGGCTGCTGGAATCCCAACAGTCTCTAGTATCTCCATCCATTGATTAGTATTCATTATTTACCCTTAACTAAACTACCGCCAAAGTACATCCCAATAATAGCTGAGACTAAGTTAGTATCTAGTTGTGTTATTACCAAGCCCTGAAAAGTAATCCATTCAAAGACTTCTCTACCTTCTTTCAAGAACCAAAAGCCCGGATTCCAGTTAGTATAACCAACAGTCACACTGACATCTGGATAGTAGATAGCTACTAATTTAGGTAAAATAACAATAGCAAAGACTGAACTTAATGCTATGATTCTTCTCGTCCAAGCAAAGCCTTTATCAGCTAAACCAGCTTGAATAGCTTGTTTTCGTGCCTTCATATCAAACTCACCACGAGTTATCAAAAGCTTTTGTTGTTCTGCCTTAGCCTTTCTACTCTCAGCCCAGACACTCATAATCCCACCAAGGACTGTGGAGGCCAACATAGTAATTATCTCAAATGGAAAACCCATTAGTCATATTCTCCTAACATAAACTTCTCCATCTCTTCTTCATAGATAGGTCTGAAGTCCTCGATAGTTAGCCAAGGTATTGATAGCTTTGCTCGAGCCTTACAGTTTTCCTGCCAAGCTTCTTCGAGTTGTTTTTCTGTGTATAGTAGCATTAGTCAAAAAATTGTACGTTTTCTAAGTCTTTTAAATATTTTTCAGGTGTTCCAGCTCCTGATTTATTCCAATTATCTTTCCAGTATTGTGCTCTACCTTTCCTTGTTTCTGGAATAGCTCCCGGGAAACTTAATAGTATAGCTCTAGATGCAGCTGCTCCAATATCAGGTCTATTTAAATCATCAAAGGAAACTTTCGTTAAATCAATACCTTTATTAATCTTTAAGTATTCATTGTATTCTCTAGTACTTTTTCCTACCTTAGTGTCAGGATTTAATCTTCTTTGTAGTTCTTGAAAAGCTACTTCATCAATTTGAAAAACACTTTTTGTTTTTTCTCTAAAAGTATTTTTATCTTTACCAAATTTAGATTCAACATAAGCTATTTCTTTTAAGAATTTTTTTACAGTTTCATTTTGAACTACATCATTGATACCCTCAGTTATTAATTTTTCACCTGTTGCTTTAGAAGTTCCTATAGTAGGTTCTAAATTTATAGGCCTTGTTTCTTTAATTGTTTCTTGTTTGATTGGAAAAGTTCTTTCAACAGCTCCCATGAAAGCATCTTTTAATTCTTCTAATCTAGGTGCATCATCTGTTTGTCTAGGTCTTAAGCTTTCATCCATAGTGTTTATCAAAGTACCAAAGACTTTATCTTTTTCTTCAGGTGTAAAAGCATTAGCTTTAAGTTTTATTTTAAACTGCTCAGCTTCTTTATCTGAAAGTTCTTTATAGCCTGTGTTGCCTACTCCACCACCAATATTAAATGGTTGTCTTTCTTCAAACTCTGTAGTAAATAAAGCTGTTTGAGCTGAATAAGGTAAACCAGTCAAAGGGTCAATTCTATTTGCTGGATTATCTGTCACATCAGTAACATCTTTAGAAACATCGCCACCTTTATAGTATGTCTTTCTTGAAGGTAAAGATAATACTTCAACTAATCTATCTCTTTGTTCTTTGATAGGCTCGTCTGCTCTTTTAGCTGCTTGGACAACAGTATCGTAATCAAAACCAGTGTATCTTTTAATTAAGTTCTTACTACCATACAGAGGTAACTTTCTAGCTCCGGTTTCTAACAAGCCTCTATCATAAATAGCCATGTTGACAACATCACCTATAACAGGGCCACCTAATGAAGCAGCTGAGACTAAAGGATTCTTACCATATCTACTTGCCTCTCCCCATCTAATACCCATATCAATAGGTCCAGCCATACCAGTTCTTTGTAGAGCTTTGATAACATCTCTGTAAGTAACTCCTTCTCTATCTATTTGTTTTTGATATGCTTCAGAACTTCTCCAGTAGTTAGTTGCTAAAGCTACATTAGTTGCCATCAAACCAAAAGCTGCAACTCTTGGTGCATTAACTCCCGGGTTCTGTATAGCATCTCTCGCAAAGTTTTTAAGAATAGTGTTACTAAAGACATAAGGATATCTTAAGAACTGAGTTAGAATATCCCACTTAGGGTTAGACATATAAGTAGGAACTTTAGCTCTTTCTCTGCCTGTTTGTAAGATGACAGAGTTAGTAAACCTACCAGCACCTCTCACCACCTGACGATAGAAATTATCATTTTGTTTAGCTCCTTGACCCATCCATCTTAAACCATCTTCAACATCAATACCTAATTCAAATAGTTCTGACTTTAAATGATTGATTCTAGATAAATTATCTTTATCTCCTGTCTTAGAAATACTGTCCATAATACCTTTTAATCTACCTTTATCAGGTGCATCAGCTATGGCTTTTCTAATTAAAGCATCATCATCAAGAACATTAATACCATCATCAACAAGATTTCTAAGTTTTGTTAGGTTATCATAAATTAAATCTTTACCTGTTGAGAAAGCAGCAAGTTGTACACTTTTAGTCCAAGGAATAAGAAGGTTAAATCTAAAAAAACCTTTTGCCATTCTTTTAGTAAATTCATTTTGTAGACCTTCACCAGCTAATCTGTTAGTGACATCTCCCATAGCTTCATCAACACCAATCCAAACACTATTCATCTCACGAATAAGTTGGTCATCTGACATTTTATATTTATCTTTAAGTATCTGTCCTATCTCTTTAGTAAATATTTTATGTCCTTTGGTCAGACCGTTAAAAGCTCCTTTAACAGCACTAGAAGGCTTGGCTTTAGCTAAAGGAATAATAGCCTCTGTTACAGATGATAAAGTTGCTAAAGGCAAATAAGCCATTGAGTTAGCTAACTTCATGCCATCGTATAAAGCCTGTACAGTATCACCGTAGTAGCTGACATTACCTGTTACTGAATTAAATAAATCAACAATCTTTTTCTCATCGTTACCAGTAAATCTACCACCAGCAGCTCTTACTTCTTCTTTAATTTTATTGACATATCGTGCTCTAAACTGGTCTTCTAAAGATTGCTTAAATAAAATAAGATTACCTTCAGCAGTTTTACCTGTCAGCTTCACAGGCTTACCAGCACTTAAAAAGTTTTTCTTTATTTCAATAGCTCGAGCAGCATTTAAAAGGTAGTTAGCTGAGACCTCAACCAAGTCATTAGTCAAAAACTTTTCAAACTCATTATCTGGTAAGTCCTTAAAAGTTCTTGCCTGTCCTAGTAAGTGGGAATGAGAAGCATATAGTTCATCTTGTTTGTTGAGCATACCAGTAACAACATCATCTACTTCTTTTGCTTCAACAATTCTATATTTTTGTCCATCTTTTGTTCTTTGTTTTGTTAGTAATCTTTTAAATTCTTCAGGGTCAGCTTCAATAGCTTCTCTGTTCCAAGAACGAGCAAACCAGTCTTCAACATACTCAGGAGCCATATTAGCTTCATCAGCATGTTTGTAAACAGAATCAAATACTTTTCTTAATTTAGCTGCAGTACCTACAACCTCTGGTGATATTTCTTTACCATATAAAAATATTTTATTATCTTTAGTCTCCGGCTTAGCACCTCTTAATATTCTTATAACAGCTATCTCATCAGCTGGTGATATATTACCTGTCTTTCTAACAGAGTCTAAAGCTGCATCTAAGCCTTGAATGTAACCAGCTCTTCTATTATCTAAATCTTCAGCAAAGCTATAATCAATTCTCCTAGTTGCTCTTGGACCTGCTAATTTCTTTTCAAAGTCATCAACAAAAGTTTGTCCTAATCTACGAGCAGTTGGTGATACTTCAGCCATAGTATTTAAGATACTAGCAGCAGAACCCCCTAGCTTAGCAAGTCCTGTGTCTATCTGTTTTCTAATCTCAAAGAAAGCTGGAGCTGTCCTACGATAGTCATCGTTAGAATATAAACGACCAACTTTACTATTATATAAAGCATTCTTTTGAGCTAGATTACCAAAGATAGCACCAGTAACAGCACCTAAAGCTGTAGCTCCTACTGTTTCAGAATTAGAGTAAAGCTTTCTTAGTCCTGTATTTATTTCTGTATTTTGTCTAAAGTGATTATCAAGACCTGTCCAGCTACCAGCGATGGCTGCTGAACCGAGTGTTGCCTTTTTAATTTGGTCTTTACCTATGTCTTTTATTTTATTTGTAGCAATAGCTTTTGAGCCCTGTAGAGCAGTTGTTGCTAAAGCTTGACGGGCTGCTAATGAAGTACCACCACTAAAAGGAGCTGCTAAGGCTGCAGCAATAGTGAAAGGGTCAGTAACCATATCGACTGCACCATCTTTGATAAGTTCAACATATTGTTTCATACTGCCCATATCAGCTTTGTCAAACATGCTTCTTAGATAAGCATAGTCTCTTTTTTGTTGGTCAGTAAATTTACCAGACTGAGTAGCTCTTGCCATACCTGATACTAAATTAAAATCAGAATCTCTTAGGTATTCAAAGATATCATCAGAGTTCTCACCAACTGATTCTAAAAATCTTTCAGCGACTCCTTGAAACTTATCATCGTTTTCAAGGTCATCTAAAGTGTAATTAACTTTACCAGATGGGCCAAAACTACCAGTAAGTAATCTTCTATTTCTAGTTACTGCCATAATTTATTGATTTTCTTTTAAGATAAGTTGTAGTAAAGGTCTCCAGAAATTATTTCTAAGTTTATCACTTTCAATATACTGGCTTCTTCTTTGTTTTTCACCATAACTATAACCAGCTATGTATGCTTCACCTTCTTCTTTTTCTCTCTTTTTTAGCTCATCTTCAATAGCTTCTCTAAAACTATTTCTTTGAAGAGCTGTTTTAGATAAATCAATCTCACTTGGGATATTTAATTTTTCTTTAATACCTCTAACACCTAAGTTATACAAAGCATCTAATTCAACACCACTAAACATAGATAAGTCTAGTCGAGGAATGTAATCAAAGAAATCAACATATCTTCTAGCTGTAGCTCCTTGCTTAGCTACCTTAGTTCTGTAGATATTAGCAACTGTTTCCTCTGTTGGAATTAAAACATCTTGTAAGTCTTGAGCTTCAAATTTACTTTCATCCTTTCTATCAACACCAAGACTTTCTTGAATGTCTTCAATCTCATCAGCTGATTTATTAGCATAGAAAATATTGTTTAAGGAATTAAGAGCTTCTACTCTTTCATCATCATTGACATTAGCTAGGTCAATAACATTAGTAAAAAACTGATAAGCATTATCTTTGTATTGACTATCAAAGTTTGTATTAATATAATCTATTTCTTCTAATAAACCTCCAGCACCTTCAGTACCTGTAATATCTAAGAAAACTTGATTTAATTGATTACTATCAAGACCTTCAAGATTTTTTACATAAGGATACACTGCAAACTTACCAACTTGAGTAGCTACTGGTTGATTACCATTACTATGTCTTTCAGTTAAAACATATTGAGTAGCATAAGTTTCAGCTGCAGTTTTACTACTAAAGTAAGGTTTAAATGATTCACTGACCTCTAATATTTCTTGAGCAATATTATTTGGTAGTCTTAAATTCTTACCTTCATCAAGTCCTAAATCTTCAGCTATGGCTGTAAAATCATCATCACCCTGAACAAGAGATTTTACTGTATCATTCATTCTCTTATAATCTTGTTCTTTGTACTGTATTTCTTTTTTAGGTTCAAAAGCTGTTGTGCCTAGTTCAACATTTCTAACTTCATAACGACCATTTCTTTTAACAGTAGTTCTCATAAATTGTTTAGTAGCTGTGCCACCTTGAACAGGAACTTTATAGCTAACAAACTCTGGTCTAGATTCTTTTAAGACTTTGAAGTCTATTTCGTTCCCTGCATCTTTATAAGCTCTTTCAGCTGCTTCAAACATTTCTAAAAAGTTTTCAGAGTTGGAAAGTTTGTCATAAGCTCTTCGAGCTACATCAGCATCACCAAACTCTTTGAATCTATAATGTAATTCATCTTCACCTATCTTTTGCATATCTTGTTGAGTCTTACCATTAAACAGGTTTTTAAGACCTCTAGTAGCCCAGTTGAAAACATTAGATGGTGCTTTTTCTTCAACCCAATCATTCCACCTTTCTTCTAACTGAGCAGTATCAGTAGGCATTTGTGCATACTTTTTACCTAAGTTTCGCCATTCACTATCTCTTTTAGCTGCTAGTTCTTGAGCCTGTTTAACTAAGAAAGCTTGAGCTGGAGCTGTTAGTTCATAATTAGAATACATACCACCTTCACCAAACTCTCTAGTTAGTTGAGTTCTGTAAAAGTTAGTCCAGTAGTCCATTGAATTACCAGCAAAGTTATTATCAATAACATTTTGGACATTATCATATTCAGCTTTACCATTAGCTATGTCTAAAAGTTTTGCTTTCTTATATTGCTGACTTTGCTCAAAAGCATTGAATTGGTCAGTAACATAACTACTTAAACCTGAAGTAACAAATTTACCAATAGCTAAGTTTCTATCTATTTTTTCTCTTCTCTTTCTTTCACGAGCAACATCTTTTTTAGTTTGGTCTAGTAGAGACATACCAAACTCTACGGAACCCATTGATTTATAATCGTCTGCCATTCTATCCTCTCTCTAATAAACTTGTATCTTCTTCAGCTGGTCTAGCTAATAAACTATCTGAAGGTGTAAATTGTTCTATACGTTGTTCTACTGATTCTGGTAGTTCAACTTGTTCTAATTCTTCTTTTGAGACCTGTGGTATTTTACTTCTAATCATATCTGGTAAGTCTTCTTCATCTTCTTGGTCAACATCAAACTCATCATCTTCGTAATGCTCACCTTCATATAAGATATATTCAATACCTGATTTCTCAGCTAAAGCCATCATAACAAACATCAAAGGCTCAGCTAACATTAACATTAAGTCAGGATTAAATAGACCTTTAGAAAAGCCTTGTCTTAAGATAAGAAAAGCAATATCACTAATAGGTACACCTTTACTAATGCTATCAAGAATAACCATAACTCTATCTTCTTCTAATAACTCTGCAACAATATAGTCTAAAGCTTCTTGATGTTTAACAAACCTAGGTGGTTGCTCCCAAGGGTAGGGATTTTTAGGGTCATTAGTTAATGATTGTCCCGGTACAGAAACACCCGGATTACCTTCAAACTGTCTAATTACTTCTGGGTCAAATTCTTGTAATGTTGGTTTCATGCGAACCCTCCTTGTCTTGGTGGATTAAAAGCATTTTCTGCTTCGTCATAAAAAGCTGCTAAGCTTGGAGTATAAGTATCTCCTCTTTGGAAGAAGTTTTGTACTGATATAGTTTTACCAATTTCTTCCCAATTATTAAAACCAATACTTGTATCAGTTTCTTGTTCACCATAAACAGCTTCATTAATTCTATTAGAAGCCCATTTCTCTGCGTACTCACCAGCTTTACTTTCAACAAAATCTTGGGCTCTTTCTCCCCATTTTTCTAAAGTACTTTGTTGTGTTCTTGGAGTAGATAATTGACCAACATAATCGATAGGGTCTGAGATACCTAAATCTGTTTTAACTTGTTCAGATAACGGTGTACTTGCATCTGTTACTTTTAGACTTGCATCTGGTAAGTTTGTTAAAGTTATTTTTTCATACTGGCCAGTCTTAGGATTAAATCTAATTTGTTGACTTGATATTGTTGACTGTTGGAAATCTGGCATTTGCACTCCTCCCGGTTTAGTTCTTTCTAGATAAGTTTCTAAACTTTCACCAGCTTCAAATTTAGGTGCTTCACCAAACTCCATAGCTTCCATATTAATTTTAGGTAATGTTGTAGTAGGTTGTACTCCAGCTGCTGCTAATTGTTCAGGGGTAGCTCCTATTTGTGTACCACCAAACAAGAAATTGTTAGTTGCTTGGAAGCTATTGGTATAACCAGACTTAACTGCATTTGAAAAACCTTCGATAGGATTAGGAAGCCCTGTCGCATTAGCTACAGCTTTAAAGCCAGTATCAATAAACTTAGCAGCTCCACTAACTATTTTACCAGCAGTTGCTCCTGCATGATAAACTCCTCGAGCAATATTTCCTACAGCTTTTGCAAAGACATTTGATTTACCCATCATAGTACTTGCCCAGTTACCAAAGCCATTCCAAGTTGCACTAAGTCCTCCAGCTGCATTACCAATTAAACTACCTAGTCCCGACATAGCATAGGGCATAATCAGCATCAAGCCAATTTGACCAACTATCCCTGCCTTATTGATAGCTTTCATAACTTTACCACCAACTTTTTTAATTCCTTTCCAAACTTTCTTTTGAACTTTAACAATTTTTTTAGCTACTTTTTTAATTCCTTTAGCTATCTTTTTAAACAATTTTTTAAACATTAATTATTCTCCTTAATCAAAAATATCACCTATCATGTCTACTATACTTGAATATGAACTGTAGTGTTTACCAATCGCTGAAGCATTATCAATAGCTTGTTGGATTAAAGCATTCTTTCTATTTAATTCATTTTCTTCATGTCGCCATTGTCTATCAGCATCATCTCTTAACTCTTGCCAAATAAAACTTAAACTAGCTGTATTTAGATTATAAGCATTCATAGCATTCTGCATATTGATTTGATTTTGTACAGCTGTATCAGCTAAGTTTGCTTTTCTTCGCCATTCAAAGTTTGATTGAGTAATAGCTTGTTGATTAGCAACATTAAATCTATCTCTTTCAAAAGCTACTTGAGAGTTATATTTATTAATATCATTTACTATCATAGCATTAGATTTAGCAACTTCCATTTCGTTTGCAACTCTTCTAGCTTCAGCAGCATTCTGAGCAGCTGCATTAAATTGTTTAGCACTGTTTATTTGACCAGCATTAAACTTATCTACATTAGAAGCTAAGTTAGCATTAAACTGTTCTACCTGCATTTCTGAAGCTGCATTAAATTGTTCAGCTGCATTTAGAGCTGCTTGGTTAGATAACATTCTTTGTTGCTCTTGTTGAGCTTCTAACATAAATGACTGCTGAGTATTACTTAAGTTAGCCATATCCATAGCTAAGAAGTTTTTAGCATTTGCTATCTGAGCTTGTTGAAATAAATTAGCTTCAGCAATATTTGCCTGTGACATTAAGACAGCGTTTTGTACAGCAGCTTGTTGTCTATTACTTGCTTCAGTTAAACTAACAGTTTGTAAAAATTTACTGTTAGCTAAAGCTGTTTGTTGGTCAGCACTAAACTGAGCCATATCCATTTGGAAAACATTATTAGCATTAGTAAGAGCAGCTTGTTGTTGTCTTTGAGCATCTGCTTCAAATGCTTGAGCTTCAATACTTCTTTGTTGTGATACAGACTGTTGAATAGCTTGGGCATTGGACTGAGCTATTGGTAAGGCTGATTGAATAATACTATTTAATAATGCATCTCGACCAACTGTAGAAGCTGACATACCTCTTTGAGCTAACATTTGTTCAACACTTGCTACTGCTGGTCTAGCCCATGCTGGTATTTCACCTTCTTCAATGCCTGATAATAAACTATCAATTTGATTAGATACTAAAGCTTCTTCAGGTAAACCTTCAATAATACCTCTTTGTTGTTCAGTAAAATCTAAAGCTCTATCTTCAAGAGCTTCAGGGTCATTACCAAGCTCTGCTATATCTTCTTCTGATAAACCAGCATTTCTTAATTGTTTCTTAGCTCTGGTAACTCGAGATAAAGTTAATCCAGCATTCTTAGCTGCAACAGCTTTTGCCTCTGGGCTAATAGCTCCTACAACTCTATTTGTTAAAGCACCTTCTTCTATTTCAACTTCAGCTGCTTTAATTTCTCCTACTCTAGCTATGTTTATTTCTCTAGCAATAGCTTCTGGACTTAATTCTCCAGTGGCAACTTTAATAGCAACATCTTCAGGGAGAGTAGTTACATCTAATATTTTCTTAACTTGAACTTCGATAGGGTCGCCAGCCTCTCGAATGTTTTGCATTTCTTGTACTTGTTCTTGACTTGGTTGTGGTAAAGTAGCAATCTCTGACATCGGAATACCAAAGTCTTCTTCAATTTTGTAAACAGGAATATCTTCACCAATAGGTACTTCCTCAACTGCAGGAATTTGTGGAGCTTGAAAGTCTCCACTAAGAATATCTTCAGCTAATTCTCTACCTCTTGGAGTTGGAGTTGGAGTTGGTGGAGGTGTTGGTGCTGGAGCTGGTGTTGGCTCTGGACTAGGAGTAGGACTTGGAGCCGGTGTTGGCTCTGGTCCTCCCGGTTCCGGTTCACCTCTACCATCATAATCTCTATCACCCATAGGTATCCAACCATTACCATCCCATATATACTCTACATCACCGATAAATTTTCTATCGCCTACTTGAACTCCACCAGTAGGAAGTGGGGTAGGTTCTGGCTCTGGAGCTGGAGTAGGAGGAGGAGTTATTACTGGTTGTCCTATTGTAGATGCTGGCATAGGTTCATCTCCTATTCCTGTTTTACCTCCCGGTAATACAATATCTTGTCTTGGAGCAGGACTAGGTGCAACACCAACATCAGGTCTACCTGTCTTAGCACCTTCAGGCATAATATCTTGTCCCATTCTAGGTTGAGGTGCAGGGGTTGGTAAAGGTTTATTAAGTTCATCAAGTTGAGCTTGTCCTTCTCTTGCTAAGTTTCTGAATCTACTCATTTGACCAGACCTAACTGGACTCCCACCAGTAAACTTTTTAACTCTACCACCTTGACGATAGTCTTGTCGTTCAGATACTGTTCTTGCTCTTTTATTTTTATTTCTTTTTGTTGCCATTGTTCTTTTTCCTACTCTGTAAAGTCTTTACAATCTTTGAAGGGCTAGTAGATATAGAGATGACTAAGGTCGAAACAGGAAGTTTCTTAGTCTTTTTAGTTTTCCTACTCTTCATCTATATTTTACTATTTTTCCATCAATTTGTCAATCTTTTCTTCTAATTTGTCAAACCTTTCCATAACAGACTTCATAATATCTTTGTTATCAACCTTTAAAACATAGTTAGTTGCTACTTCTTCTCTGGTTTTATTTAATAATATATCCAATCTTTTTAACTCTGACCCGTTCTGTCGAATGCTATAAAGCACTGGAGCTAGGACCAGAGTTATAAAGATATTCCAAAACATTAAGCTCGATACTTCCATGCTTATTCAAAAGACATAGTTTCGCTAACACTTGATGGGCTTTTTAACTCATCAATTTGGGAGCTAATATTATTTTCTAGATTTTCTACTTCTTCACTACCTATCGCTAGTTTGACCCAGTTTTCTACGTCTGCTGCTGTCAAGTCTGCGTATTCTGTGAAGCTTGATAAATCTGATGTGTCTAGTGACTGGCTACCATAAACCTCTGCAGAGTATGGGTTCCCTTCACTATCTACGGAATCTGAAGTACCTTTTAGTCTCCAGTGTACATTGTAAATAACTTTGGTTTTATCATCCAATGTTGGATAATAGTCAACCTGTTTACAATTCCATTCGTATGATATAGCCATTTTAATTTCCTCCTTTCAATAGCTTTATTTTCACTCTTCAGTGACCTTTTGTGGTTCGACAATAATTTTACCATTGTCATCCGTTAATATTGATTCGTATATTTCTTTGTCTTGTCTTTCGCCTATCACTAACCAAGATACTGTGGCATTTGAGTCTGGGTTTTGACAGATAATAGTTAGTATATTATTTTCTATGCTACCTTTGACATTATCCCAATCAGACTCATTAGTTGTAAAGACTCTGAAGTCTCTATTTAATGCTACTAATGTTCCTTCAGTCATACCAAACCACTCATCTAAATTAATTTGTGCTTGACCATTAATAAGTTCTATTTCACCACTGTACAGGTTATCAGCTTGTGGTCCCTCAATAAATGAGTGAACGAGATGATGGGTCTCTGGTTTGAGTGGGTGGTCAATCTTAAATGAGCCTGAGTCTTTAGATAACGCACCATTAATATCAACTCCACTTGTAGTACATAATAATCTATTGACACCATTTCTTTGTAAAATAATTCGACCTGATGAATTATCAATATTACAATCACCTTCATCGCCTTGAATACTTAAATATTTAGCATTTGCATTATTAGAATCTAGTAAAGCAATCGCATCAGTAGTTTCTTCTTGTGTAATTTCTAAGCCACCACCAACAATATCTAGTTTGTGAGATGGCGAAGTAGTTCCGATGCCTACGTTGCCTGCATTAGTAATCCTCATTCTTTCAGAACTGTTGGTTTCAAATCTCATGAACTGACTACCAGTAGCTGCAAAAATCGCATCAGTAGCAGTTGAATCTATGAATAAATTACCACCATTACTTACTTTAATTTTTCCGTTTACTTGTAGTTTTTCAGTTGGCGAAGAAGTTCCTATGCCAACGTTGCCTGCATTGCTTATTGTTAAATATTCATTAGCAGCTGTTTGGTCATATATTCTAAATCTGCCATCAGATTCAATAACTTGCATAAAGACATGATGAGTAGTTGTTGCAAGGTCTAATCGTGCTGCTGTAGAAGTACCAGTAATCTTTACAATCGCATCTGCACCACCATTTACTTCAAGTTTTTCACTTGGCGAAGTAGTTCCGATGCCGACGTTGCCATCTTCGTCTTGAGCAAAACCAACAGTATTCCAACTAATAGTGTTGCCTGCTGTCCCTGCATTAGCTCCATAAATTGCTAAGTATTGTGGTGATGTATCGCCATCATGTAAGCCTAAAATTTTAAAAGCACCCCTACTGCTTGCTCCATACACTTCATTACTACCATCGTATTTTGCACCGAAATACATATTTGACCGCCACGCAGCATCTTGATGAAGTGCCATTGCATTATCACCAGTAGCTAAAATTTGTGCATCAGTTCCGCTTACATGCAACTTAGCACTAGGCGAAGTAGTTCCTATCCCTACGTTGCCATCAGCAGTAATTCGCATATGTTCAAACTGACCACTTGCTCCACCTGCTGTACCATCTGATGTAGTCCAAAAATTTAAATAACCTCCCCAAGCTCCATCCCCTGTTGAGGTTTCTTTTCCTCCGCCAATACCACCGGTCTGATAATATAAATTATTAGTATTATTATAATAAGCACCAAAGGTTAAAAATCCTGCCTCTCCAGTGGTATTTGTATTTAAAAGATATAAATTTCCTGCACGACCTACTCCAGTAGAACCATGTGTAAAACTTTTAACAATTTGTTGTTGAGCACTAAAAGAGGGGGAAGTGACCGCACTTGCATCCCCTACCATTACATCTCCATTTACCTCTAATTTATAATCTGGCGAATTAGTTCCTATGCCGAGGTTGCCTGAACTATCAATTCTGAATCTTTCAGCACCAGAACCTCCTCCTTCATCTACAATAGTCATAGAATCAGTAAATGTGTTGAAGCTAAATTTAGCTGAATTAGAACCAGTACGTTCTAAAGTTAATTGTTTGGTTGATTGAAAATTTGCAACATGTAATCTGCCGGCTGGCGAAGTAGTTCCTATACCCAAGTTACCTGCTGTATTAAACCTTGCATATTCAGTAACAGTTGACCCTGCTTGACCTTCAAAAGCTATAGCACCATTAGTAGTGTCATTCCTTGACCTAATTCTTAAACGTGTGCTGTTGTATAAAATATCAGCAAAGCCATTAGTAACATCTGATTCTCTGATTCTAATTTTTGGGTTTGTATGACTTATTTCTAAACCGTCTGATGGGTTAGTAGTTCCAATGCCGACGTTGCCTGAACTGTCTATTCTCATACGTTCTGAACCATTGGTATTAAGTCTCATACTATTTTCTGAATGGACATATTGAACCCGACCTGCTGTATCGCTATCATTATCACCAAACAACAAATTACCAGCACTTGAAGCATTATTTGATTGAATTAATAATGAAGCACCACCTGATAAATTTGAAACACTTAATAATTGTGATGGCGAAGTAGTTCCTATACCGACATTGCCTGAGCTATCTATTCGCATACGTTCAGTTGGTGTAGAACCAGTAGCAAATCTTAATGAAGTATCTGCATCTAATTGTAAATTACCACCAGCAGCACCGCTATTATCAGCAAGTATATGATATATACCATTAGCATCCATATAATGCTGACCATATAAAGTAGTAGAGTTATATCTAAGTGCTATTGTATTGTTTGAGCCATTTCCTGTACCAACTGTTCCATATTGTATTTCTAATGAGTTTGCAGGACTTGATGTTCCTATACCAACGTTGCCATCGGATGATATTCTCAAACTTTCTTGTAAAGCAATAGCTGTACCAGTAGAGGGATGTGTGAAAAAAGCTAATCCAACTTGGTCAGCATCACTACCATCCTGCACACCTGCAATCCCAGCAGCTCTAGCATTATTAGCAACAGTTCTTGAAAAACTAAGACCTGCTGTATATTCACCAACACCAACAGTACCATTTGTTTGTATATATAATCCATCACCTGAAAAATCATTATAAGTTGTACTAAAGTTACCACTCACATAGCTTTCTAGCTTTGCTAAAGGCGAACTAGTTCCGATGCCTACGTTGCCTGCTTCGGTAATTCTCATTCTTTCATTGGTAGTACCAGTTTGACCAATAAATCTTAATGCATTATCAAAATCAATAAATGCTGTATCAGGAGCAGTACCAGCAACTGAACGAACAACACCTATAGTAAGACTTTCTGAATTATCATTTGTAATTCTTAATGCTGGACTTGTTGCATTTGATGATTCTGATATATGGAAACTGGTTGCTGGCGAACTAGTTCCTATGCCAACT